GCTTGGCGACGTACGGAACTTTCCTCAACGACTCGGCACAAAAGTTGACGAAGCTAAATAGCCAAGGCCGGACAACAGTGCGGATCCGCTCAGCCGGGATGTAGTCCATCCACTGAATCCGTTTCTCTTCGGGCCCTTGTAAAAAATTGATAGCCCCTCGGGCGCCCGCAAGTTCGTGGACGTGTGCGATGCCCATGACTGCGTAGGAGTTGAGCTGGTTCTTGTAGCGTGCCTTCTTCTGGATGTCGCTCGCGATGCCTGATTTATGGTCAATGACGATGAGGTCGTTGGCCGCTGTGATAACGCCCAAGTCGACGACGCCGCGAAAGTAGACCTTGGCGTCAAAGAAGTCACAGCCGTTGCCTGCCGTGTCGATTCCCCATTTTTGTTCTCGGAGCACTTTCGTGACGCCGTTCTCTCGGCAGAACCGGTCAAACTTACGCAGGAAAGATTCGACGGCGTCTTCGAGCGCCTGGAGATCTTCTCCTTCCGTAGACGTAAGGGGGTGCTCTTCAAGCGCCTTCTTCTTCGCGTCCTTTGCGGGCTCCCCGATTACACGAAGCTCCAAGATCTTATGCGCCGCGGAGCCCACACGATTCGCAGAGGGGACCACGTCTGCAGGAGCCTTCTTGATGTACCTGAACTCGAACTGCCTCGGGCACGTGTCCGCCAATTCACTTTTGCTGATGGACCAGGGCGCGAACTTTTGCGCTAGCTCTGAAATCTCGAATGCCACTCGTTCACCCCCGTGCCGAGTCTTGGTGAAAAAAAGACCCGCCTGGACAAACCCAGGCGGGCCCTTGGTACCCTGTACTACATCGGCTTTGCAGTCGACCTAACCGAGGAGGACGCCCCCTCGTCCCCGAGGTCCAGCTCTTCCCCCTGGGTTGCGAGGTTGAGCCCCGCCGCGAGCTTCGCCGCATCGACGCCCGAGATCTCGGACGCCGCTGCCGTGTGTGCCGCCCCGCCTGCACGGAGATAGTAGTCCCCGACTGCGGTCTTGCGATTCGCGCCAAACAACTCGGACAACGCCTTGGCGACCTTGGCGGCCTCCGCGGAGTTGTCCTTTCCCGTGGGCTCGATCTTGTAGATGTAGTAGGTCCCCAGGTCGCCGACCTTCTTCTCGGTCGAGAGCAAGTACGACTGCTTCCACGGGAAGGCGTGAGACTTCGCCAAGGAGATGAGCGCGTTACCTGCCGACCGGCTCGTCTTGGCGAACTGCACCGAGTAAACCTGCGTCAGGTCGGCGCTCAGTGCTGTGACCACGATCTGGCTCTGGCACTCCGTCTTCTTCTGCTCGCCGCGGCCACCGTTCTGCTTGCCGAACGGAAGGTGCGGACAGCTGGTGCATGCACCGTAGGCCGAGCCAAGCTTGCCGTCCATTGAAGAGCACTCCGGCGCTTTCTCCCCGGTCTTGAACATGATGTTCTCTTCGTGGAACCAGAGCGGGATCAGCCCAAACGGGCGCTCGAGCAAGGTTCCGGAAGACGTGAACATGTCGCCCGCCTTGGCCGACTCCGGCTTGGCAGCCGACTGGGTGGTCGGCTGCGCGATGCTGACGCGCGGGAGCGTCCAGGTCGTGGTGATCTCCTCCATACCCGGCTTGTTCGGGTTGGCCAGCTCCATGAGGGCCTGGACCTTTTCCTTGATAGGAGAAGAGATGTCCGCGTCCTGGAGCAGGTCAGCCAACGCATCCAGTTTGACCTTCGCGGTTGCGGCCAAGGCCTCCACGTCTGCCAACGTCGGAATCGCGAACCCATTGCTCCTTGGTGCTGCCACCAAGGCCGTTGGTGCCGCGTCAGTCTCAGTTGAGGTCTTCTTTTCGTCCTTCTTCGCCATCTAGATTCCCCTTTATGTGTTGATGCCCCGTTGTCCCAATCCGAACTTCCCATCGATTGGGAGGCCCATCCTAGGGAGACGACAGGGCGCTAGCAAGTTATTTTTTGAGTGAATGTGCGTAAATTATCGATTGCCTCCTATCAGGCAGCGCAGCGACGAGAACGACTCTCCGTCCGCCGTTTAAGTAAATTGAAATTTGCCTGACTTTACTCGGCCTGGTATCGTCCTGACCCATGCAAGACGGAGTCAGCCGAAGCGTAGGGATCTACTACACAGAGATCTCACGGACACATCCCGTGAACGACCCCAAGGAAGAACGCAGGCTGATACAACGCTGGCAGAAACACAAGGATCGTCCTGCCCGTGACGCCCTCGTAAAGAGCCATCTCCGTTTTGTCGTTACCCTGGCACGGAAGCGCACCAAGGCTCCCGACAAGCTCCAAGACCTGATTGCGGCGGGTAACCTCGGTCTCCTGAAGGCGATCGACAGATTCGACCTCAAGAAGAGCGTACGCTTCCTCACCTACGCAAGCTGCTGGATCCAAGAGGAGATGTTCAAGGAGGATTATTCAACGTCCTCATTGGTGCACATCCCGACGCATCGACAGAAAGCCCAGCGAAAAAAGGCCAAGCAGTTTCAACAAGCGTTGGCCCAACACGGCCCCAACTCATTGTCTGTGCGTGACCTAGACCCCGGAGCCCCAGAGGGAACTACGGTAGACCTGGAAACGCTGCAGGACGCGCCCGAAGAGAACCCCAGCCGAACCCAAGTACTCTACGAGACCTCGGACGCCAATCGCCGACTCCGGCAAGCCATCAACATCCTTCCGGACCGAGAACAGACCGTCCTGAATCTTTACTACGGAATCAAGGACGAGCCGCGGAATCTGGTTCAGATTGCGTCATTCCTGGGGATGTCCCCCGAGCGTGTCAGACAAATCAAGCTTGCCGGTATGCGGCTGCTGAAGGACGTCCTGTCCATCAGCCATTCCGCCACCTCTTCTTGCGACGCGTTCTAACCACCTGCGGCTGCTAGGCCTTCCTTCGCCGTCTGGGTCATGTGCCCCGTGAACCAGGCCATCATCTTGTCCTCGGTCATCCCCGCCACACGTAGCTGTCGTGCGATCTCATCTCCTGAGAGAGTAGACCGTTCGACAAGCTTTCCGTCTTGAAGCGCCACGAACGTCAGGTCGTCTGACAACAGGTCGAGCCGCATCAACGCGACGGGGTCGTTCTTCACCTTCGCCAAGACCTGCACCATCGTGAAGTCCAGTGCCTGGAAGGCCCAGACGCCGTGCGAGCGCAGAGCGCCGTATACCCCGAGGGGATCTACGGGCGCCTGCGCCAGCAAGGACAACATCACGTCTCCTTCAAGGAGCCCGAGACGACGAAGGCGTTTCATGTTGTCGAGGAGCCGGGGTAGCGGGGTTCCCTTCAACGGAAGCAACAGTGCGTCGCCGCCTTCGTCATCCAAAAACTCATCGCAGGAGAGAGTTTTCACAGCGTCTCTCGGCTTCCGGTAACCCACTCGAGCGCCGCCATCTTGTACTTAATGGCCTGCTTGGTGGCGTCACTCTGCGTACGCTCGCTCAGCTGACACAGAGCGCCCATCTGCTCGAGGATCGCGGTCTTTGGGCGGTAGCTCAACTCCTTGCCCTCGAACATCTCTCGCGCGAGCTTGACCTTCTCCTGGTCGTACGACGGCGCCTTCTTTCCTCGGCGCTTCGGCAGCGCCGCCTTGCGCTTGTCCGTCTCGTCCTTCACCTCAGCGACTGAGACCTTCTTCCCCTTCTTCTTCTTGTCGACGATGTCGTTCAAGACCTCGACCTGTTGGTCCTTCGGCAACGTCACCATCTCACGTGCGTGCGTCGGCGTAATGACTCCGTTCTCCACTGCTTCCTTGACCTCAGGGGCCGTGTTCTTGAGGAGGCTGATCCGCTGCGAGATGTAGGGCTCCGACTTGCCAATCTTCTTGGCGAGCTGCGCTTGCGTCAGCTTGTGACGCTCCATCACGGCCACCAGCTGCTTGGCCTCTTCGAAGGGCTCCAAGTTCAGCCGCTGCGCGTTCTCAACGATGTTGAGCAGCGCCGCATCTTGGCTATTGCCTTTGACAAGCTTGATCTCGACCTGTGTCTTTCCGAGGAGCCCAAGCGCGCGATAGCGCCTCTCCCCCGCGACGAGGAAGTAGGTACGCTTCCCGTCGCCGCTTTTGTCCGGACCGCCCTCACGGACGACCAACGGCTGAATCAGCCCGTTCTCCTCAATAGACTTCGCAAGCTCCTCGATGTCCTTCATGACCTTGCGGCCGTTGAAGTCCTCACCGATGCGGATGTCCTTGTACGCTACAATCGACCTGCTGATGTCTTTTGGCATCTACTCGTCCCCTTCATCGTTTAGCTCCAGAAGCTCATAGAGAGCCTCGAGCTTGCCGCGGATCTTAGCCTGTTCGGCCTCGTCCCCTGCGGCTTCCAGTTTCTTCTTCAACGTACGCACCTGCCCAAGGACTTTCTTAGTGTGCTTGTCAGGATTGTCGTTAGAGACGGCCAGAAGACTATTCAAAACCTGAAGGACCGGGGTCAAGCCCGGCTTCTTCAACACTAAGACCGCCAGCACGTTCGCGGCGATCGTGACCCCCGTCATGACTCGTTTTTTCGTCAGCCTTCTCTTCTTTGCTGGCGTCACCGAATCGACCACTTCTTCCAGAACCGTCTGCTTCATGCCTCACCCCTCACGTACGTGTCGCAACACGCGCGCGCGATCGATTTTGTACATCTCAACGTGCTCAACCGATTTCCCCTCTAACAACTCACCGATCGCGTAATAAAACTCGGCACCCACCTCCTCTACTGTGAGGTTTGGGTCGTTGTGCACAGCAAGCCACAAAGCTCGAACTTCAACGAAGCGGCGCACAACATCCCCTGTTACTTTGTCGCTAACTCCGGTGCGCCTTCGCCCCACTCACTTCGCCTCGAATGCTTCGGTCCCGCAATTCGGGCACCGCGGAACGTTGCTATCCTCCCACGGGAGAAGCGTGATGCCGCACTTAGGGCATTTGTCTGGGCGGATCTTCCGCTCTGCCGCCTCTTTCGAGTCCGCGGGCTCTATGTCGACACCTAGCTTCTCCATGTGGGCTCCTTTGGCTTTACTCAGCGAAGGGAGACGCGCTGCTTCGTCTCCTGCAAGTGCCCGAGGATAACCTCGAACGCGCCCGTCTTGGGAGCCCGCGGCTCCGAATTCAAGAAGGTCTCCGCGTCCTTGACGTTCTTGAACACGAAGATCTCGCCGCTGTTCTCCCCCTTGGTCACCACGATGAACACCTGGCGCGGGGTGCGCGTGGCCTTCACGTCATCGTCGGCAACGGGGTCTGTTGCAGCTCCGGTGCTGCCGTTGACGGGGGGTGCTGCCATCTTCTTGTCGTTCTGGGTCGAGGTCTGGGTCATGTGTTTCTCCTTTTTGGTGCGGTGTTTACTACGGGTTAAGAATCAGCGTCTCGGCCATGCCAGTCTCGTCATCGCCGAAATCGCGGATGTTGTCCTCTACCGCTGCTACGAAGTCCGTACCGTCCGGTTGGCTACGCCAGAAATCGTGTGCCTCGGGGTCATTCCTGATGAGCCACATCTTTGCGAGCTTCTGCTTTCTCTCCTCTGTCATGGCCGTATTCCAAGCGCGTCTCTAACCTGACTGAGCGCGCTCCAGTAGCCTGCGAACACGCCCTCTCGGAACTGCGCGCGTTCGTAGGCCGTAATCTCCGGCGCAAACTCCTGCGTGAAGAGGAGCCGTGCCCCGCCCTTTACAGCAGCGCTGACGTCAGCCTCACGGCTATCGCCCGAAAACGACACGCTCAATCCGTCTTTTACTAGGTACGTACACGTGACAGCCATCTACTTCTTCCCCCGGCAATGGAACCACATCGAGCACCACTTTTCGCCACACCACCAGTTGCTTGGGTCGGTGGGCGGGAAGTGACCCATTCCGATGGACTTCGCGACACCTTCCGTCACGCGTACCGCGTGCTTTACCATCTGCGGCGAAATCACGCCGTTCATCACTTCGTACCGAGGGCGCGGCACCTTTGCCCGCCCCTTGACCAGCATGTCCACCTGCACGTCCGGGATGTGCTCGACTCCGGCGTACAAGTGAAACTGCAAGTCGTTGTTCAGGTCGTCGCCGCCCCACTTGTCCGTGACCACCTTCAGGTCGTGGATGCGGAGTGGCTTCTTGACCTTAGGCAGGTCGGGGACCGTGCTCCCCTTGTCGGTCTGCGCCTTGACGTCTGCCACGGCGGTCTCCCGCATACCTTGATAGTCGTCGTCGTTCAGGGCTTGCACCTGAATCGAATCGATGCGCCCGAGCACCGGCAAGCTGATCTTGCCGTCGTTACTCCGGATGACCGTGTGGAACGCCTTCTCCACCATGACCGGCATCGCGGTGGGCGCGGCCTCCTGGTAGAACTGCTTGGTGCACTCGATGCCGACATCCTTGACCTTGCCAGGGTCTTCACCTTCCCAGTCCTCGATCAGCGGCTTGTGCTCGTCGAACGCCGTAGAGTACGTGTCGTAGCCGAGCGCGACAGGCGGCAACGTTCCTGTTGCCAGCTTGGCCGACAAGATCGCTTCGACTGCCGAGTGGACCTGGATGCCTTGAAACATCCGGGCGCTGGGCTTGGAACTCTTCTGCTCGATGTAGCGCAGGTACCACTGCTGCGGGCACTTGAGGAACGTGGTCATCTGCGAGACTGACAGGTACTTCCTCGGGAGGAGGTCGGTCAGCTCGAGTTCGAACTCTGCGGGCACGTCAATGGCGGGGTCGAGGATCTCCTCGACCTCCTCCATACCTGGTGTAGCCATGGGTTACTCCTCGGGGAATTCGTAGGATTCGTTTTTCCCCAGCATGCGCGGGGGAGGGTTTGGATTCTTGAACGTCGGAGGCGTCCTCTCGGCTTGCTTGGAGGCAGAGAGAACCTCATCCATGCTGGGTTCCGGAGTAGGGTCCTGGGGCGCCTGAGACTGCGGGGGAGTCACAGCTATCGCGGGTGCCTCCGCCTCGGCTTCAGCGTCAACGGAGAGCTTGATGCTTAGCGCCCCTTTGTACTCAATCGGCGCCCCAGTCTTCGGCTGGATACCCTTCCGAACGAGGTCGTCGGTGACGAGGCGCAGGATGTCTGCCTTCTCGTACGTGATGTCAATCTTCATGCGGTGTTTATCTCCTAAGCAGCGCGCGAGGTCAATACTTGATAACGCGCATTCGTGTAACCGGTCGATCTACATTGCGTTGATAGACACAGCCAGCGTCGAAGAGGCCGATCCCCTCCGCGAAGCACTTCATGCTCTGCTCACAGACGATGCAGCTGAGCTTCTGCGTCAGCACCGTGTCTACGTCGACCTTGTTATCGAGCAGCTTGACGATGGCAGGCTCGATAGTCCCGCGGCCTAAGAGCCGGTAAACCGTAACATTTTTCGATTGCCCGATACGGTAGTTCCGGTCCAGGCTCTGGAGGTACGAGCCCAGCGCGAAGGGGAGTGAGTAGTACACCATGTACGCCGCGGCGTTCAAGGTGATGCCAACCCCCGTAGAGACCTGTGCCAGGTAAACCCGAACCTTTGGGTCATCGTTGAACTTGTCCGCCAACGCCTGGACTCTATCCCCTGTAGAGCCGTCCACCTTTACGTAGGGAAGTTTCAGCTTCTCAAGCAGCTTACTAATTAGGTCCAGCTCGGCCTTGTAGTAACACCAGACAATGACCTTGTTGTTCTCGTCCTCCAAGACGCTATCGAAAATCCCCTCGAGCGCATCGAGCTTGGGATTATCGTCGAAGACGGTAATCGTATTTGGTAGAGGGGCGGAGGCCACCAAGCACCCCTTGGTGTAGGGCTCGATCTTCGAAGAAACACAGTTCATCACGTAACGACAGCCGCCGGGCTCAGTGTTGTCGCAAAGTTTCGTGTCCTGGTTGTTCTTGATCAGAAACCCAGACGCCACCTGCATGAGCTTGTTAAGCAACGCGGCAGCGTGAGGGAGCTTGGTGTCCGACGGCATCACATCGGAAGCTGCGCCACCAAGCTGCGCGATCAAGAGCCCTACGTCGAGCCCCATCTGTTCGATAAGCTGGTTGTAGATGACCGATTGATGTCGGCTTAGGTCATAGTCCACGTCCACGAACGTCTGGGGCGGAAGGTCCAGACACTCCTCCTTTGTCTTTCGTAGCGAGAGGAACTGCGTTCTCTTGTTCAGGATGTCTAGGTTCTTGTACCCCGTGATGACGTGCTTGTTGTAAGGCGAGTGAACGAGGTACTTCTGCTTGAAGTGGAAATACCCCTCCGGCATGAAATAGTCGCCGAGGAACTTGTACTGTCCATAGAGGTCAAGAGGGCTGCCCAGAGTCGGCGTGCCTGTCATGATGATCTTGCGTACGGCTTTCTGTCCCAGCTCGTGGGCGGCCTTCGTCCTGGCCGCGTCGAAGGATTTGATGCCGTGCGACTCGTCCGCAACGATGCGGGTATACGGAACCTCCCGGATGAGTAGCTCGATGAAATTCTTGGCCGTGTCGTAGGTCACCAAGAGCGCATCGAATTCGCCTGCGGCCGCCCTCTCAATGACCTTGGTCTTCTGTGTCTTGGTCCCAAGGACCGCGCCCCACTTGAGTTGGCCCCCCGAGTGCCTGTCGATCTCCTTACCCCAATTTCTCACCGTGACGACGGGGCCCATGACGATGGTCAGGCCTTTGTCTCCGAGGAAGCGGAGGAGGCGCATCCAGTCGACGGCGATCTTGGACTTGCCGAGGCCCGGGGCGTAGAACAGGGCCGCCCGCATCATGTAAAACACGTGACAGAGTCCAAGGATCTGATGTGCAAAAGGCTTAGTGACGAACTCGAACCCTGCGGGCAGCTCGAGAGCCGCGTAACGAACGTCTGTTCTTTCAACTTCCCTGATATACTCCGAAGCCGTGTCAGAGAACTCGAGCTTGATGTGTGAATCCAATACTTTGAAGTCGTCCAAGACCTTCTTGGCGGCTGGGTAATACGCGGGGTACAGCCACAGATGCCGGTCTGCGTCCCACGTTGCACCGAACGGGCGTGCCAGCTCGCGAGACTGCCCTGCTGTCATGAAAACGGGAGTACCGTTCCCCGCGACTCCCATACGAACAACTACTTGCATGCAGCCTTCCTTTCGAGAGAGTCTACGTGATAAACCAACGAGGTAATAGCAATGGCGACTGATAGCGATCCAGCAATCAACGACCTACTGTCGCCGAACAGCTCTCATGGCTCGCCGCTATTCGACTTCCTTACAGCGTTTGCGCCACGAAAGCTCAAGGACCTCTTTCGTCTCTGCGAATACCTCTACTTCAACAGCGCCCAGATCTACGCGGCGCTGCAGAAGTTCTGCACGTACCCCGTCACGGACTTGCTGTACGAGACCACGAACGAGGCGTTGAAGAAGAAGTACAAGAAGCTGCACGGCAAGACGCTCAAGACCAAGCGCATCCTCATCCGCGGCGCCATCGACAAGTTCGTCTATGGCAACGCCTTCTTCTCGCTGTACTCGCCGTTTGCGCGGTTTCTCCAGTGCCCAAAGTGTGAGCGGCTGACCAACATCACCGCGGTAGACTACAAGTTCAAGCTCAAGAAGCTGGCCTTCACGTACACCTGCCCTTCGTGCAACGTCCGCAGCGACGGCAAGGTCATCGACAAGCCCATCACGCGCCCCGACCACGTCTCCGTGATTCGGTGGGACCCGAAGCTGATGGACATCGACTACAACCCCATCACGGGGCACAGCGAGTACTACTACACCATCCCCAAGGAGCTGAAGGAGCGCGCCAACAAGGGCAACAAGCACCTCATCAACACCCTGCCGATGGAGTTCTTGAAGGCCCTCAAGGACGACAAGATCTTCAAGTTCGCCGAGGGTCAGATCTTCCACATGAAGATGGATGCCCCTGCGGGCATCGAAGCCCAGTGGGGCTTCCCGCCGTTGGCGTCGACGATCAAGCTGTTCTTCTACGCGGCCGTGCTGCGTAAAGCCAACGAGGCTATCGCCCTCGACTACATCGTCCCCTTGCGTATTGTCTCGCCCAAGCAGTCGTCGGGTAACGCGGACCCCGTGCTCACGATCAGCCTCGAGCGCTGGTCGAGCGAGATGAAGACCAACGTCAAGAAGTGGCGTCGAGACCCGCTGCACATCATGTGGTCGCCCATCCCTGCGGAAGTTACGCACCTCGGCGGGCAGGCGCGTGCCCTCATGACCCTCGGCGAACAACAGGCAGCGGAAGACAGCATCATCGCGGCCCTCGGTCTGCCGAAAGAGTTCATCTACGGCGGATTCAGCGCCATGGGCTCCGGCATCCAGCTCCGCGTTCTCGAGAACCAGCTTGTCCACCAGACTGGTGACCTCAACGACTTGCTG